GTTGTAGTTGCTTGACCACCACTAGGTAATGCAGAATACATATTTCTACCACCTTGCTCCATACCACTTGCAAATGTGTTTTGTGGTAAAGCAGAGTAGCTTCTTCTAGGTGTTGTAAATGTAGAATAGGGTGTAGTTCTTGGTGTTCCCATACCACCAATATTTTGACCAGTGTTTAAAGATGGTGTTAATTCCCTTGTTCTTTGTTCAGTCTCAGTAAAAAAATTTGATATATTTCCATAACTAGATGGAAGTAATCCTCTATTCTTTAAAGCTAAAGCTACCATTAAAAGAAACCTCCTAATAGTCCACCACCAATAGCTCCGATGCCTGTTCCTAGTCCTGGGATCATATTAGCTATGTTTGCACCAGTCATTGCACCACCAAGTAATCCAGCACCAGTGTTTCTAAAGACTGGTTGAGTTGATACAGTGGTTGATGGCACAGCAGCACCTAATGAACCTAAGTATTGATTTAATTTGATGTATGGTTGTTGTTGTCCGTAGTCGTATCTTGCTATGGCATCTTGTAATTTTGCCATTTCTAGTGCTTCTCGTTCTTGGCCTACTTGTTGCAATCTTGCAATATCGTTGTAGTCCATCTCACCAAGTTGTGGTGCTATTTGAGTTGCAGCGACTTGATTTTGTCTTTCACGATTATACTGATCGCCATAAACTTTATTGGCAAGTTCACCTAAACTTCTTGATAATATTTCTTGATTAGCACCTGATCCTAGACGACCAGCTTTGCTAAATTGTGATTGAACTTGTGATGTGACATCACCAGCCATTTGATTGAATAATGCTTGAGAGTACGGATTGGTAGTAGGTGATAGATAATCGCCTTGTAAAATCTTATTTATTTCTGTTTGTGATGAACCTAGTAAGGGATTGCCCTGGATAGCTCTTGCACTTGCTAGTTGTAAAGCAGCATCTGTTTCTGGTGCAAAATCAACATAAGTGTTATTAGGGAAGAATGAGGGTATATCAGGGTTCTCGTATAAGTCCTGTGCGGCTTCAATAGCTTGAGTATAGTAAGGTCTAATAAACTCTGATGGTTCACTTGATGTTGTTGTAGTTACATTTTGTGGGTTTGATCCTTTTGACATTTTATATTTCCTTATTTAGTAAGTATGCTTTAACTCTAAATCCTTTCAATTTTCTAACCCATCCTTTTCGCCCAGCGACTTCAAGGTGAGTACAGTTTTCTTTCTTTGCAAATTTTTCGATTACTTTTTGTATTCTTTCTAACCAGTTTTCTAGGTTCACTCCTCCAGCTAAAAAGTATCGTAATACTTTTGACTGAGGGTATTGTGCTATTTCTGTAACAACAGCACTTTCGACTCTTTCATCATTCCAACTTATAAATAGTTGCATACGATCTTCGATTAATCCTTTGTAAATATCATCAATCGTATAGGTTTCGTCTAATGCCTTTTCTAGTAAAGGTTTGATTTGACTCCATATAAACTCAACATCTTCACTAGGAACTCTAGTGACGACATTAGCCAATGACACAGTATGATAAGTTTTGATCTGTGTTTCCTGAACTTGCATGAGTTAATGTGGCACTTCCGTCTGCTCTAGCTGAAACATGAAGTCCATTCAGAGCTGTTCTTCCATTAGCAGTTGTAGGCATAAACAAAATAACTGAGTTTCCACCTATTCTTGCATCTGTAAGAGTTGTTGATGTAGCACTAGCAGTTAATGTAATAGTGCCGGTGCTGTTAAGTTTACCATTGATCGTATTGTTCAATGATGTCGAAACTAATCGTAAGTGTTGTCCTGTATCTGGTATCGATAAAGGTACTTGAGGAAACTGATTATCTGCCACCTTCAGGTCTCGCTTCTATATCTACACCTGACATGGTATTGAAATTTCCTGTCACATTTACACGAACTCGATGATACCTGGATGTTGATCTCAAAGGACAAGTACCAGAGTCGTTGGTGCTTACAGCATCACCCACAGTAATTGTATCAAGCTGCGAGTTTCTAGTAATTGGTGTTACTGTGACTGTTGTATTTGTTGTTCCATCAACAATAGGTCTACAGTTAATTAAGGTTGATCTTTTATTTTCAGCACCTTCAAACTCTGTCGTATCAACTGTGGCTGATAAACTATTCGCAATGAACTTACCAAATTTGTTTGCTGAGTTAAAACCAGCTAGACCAACAATACCTTCTTTATAAAAGTATGAGTCTAATGACTTTGGAAGATTATCTAAGTCACCTAAAACATCTAAACTCTCTAAGGTAGTAAATGCTTCTTGTGATGCACTAGCAATAAACTCTAAGTCTTGACCACTGCCTGTACTCCATTTATCAACTGCATAGTTGTATATCAAAAGTTTGTTATTAGTAGTTCCTGTAGCTCCTGATCCTCGATAAGACCACACAACAATACTATTGTTTGGATCGACAGCAGATGTAATTCCATCTAAATTTGAGGATAAATCTTCAAAGAAAAAATTATCAACTCTTGCATTTCCAATTGGTGTTAGTTGTTGTCCACCAGTCAGTTTGTAAAAACCATCTTGTGCTAAAAAGAAAACCATGTTTCCATAAGAAGCAACAGACTTAGGTGCAAATGCTCCAAGATTATCTGCAATCTTATCAAACTGAAAAACTAATGGCACACCTACATAAGACATTCTGTAGATAGCCTTCTCCATGAAAATCACACCAGAAGATTCACCACCAACAATCGCTTGGATATTTCCATGAGAACCCACAATGTCTTGGAAACCAGACTGTGTAGCTTGGCTAGGAGTCCAAGTAGAACTATCGTTAATACCTGACCATTTAACTCGTTGGTTATACACTGTACCTGACTCGTTTGTGTATCCAGCTACAACAAAATCTCTAATGACTGCAATATATTTTGCTTTGAGAGAAACAAGATCACTAAAAGCACTACTTGTACCTTCTGTAAACTTCTGAATATTGTCTGCAAAGTTGGTTGCAATAATGTTTGAACCAAACTGTGTAAATGCCCAAAAGTCTCTAGCATTTTCTGTAGTCGAATTGTTATAACCACCAGCTTTACTTTTATCTTGAAAGACTAGAGAGGAGTCCATCTGATAAAGTTTGGTAGCATCTCCAGCATAGTTGGTTGAACCACTCGCACTAAAACTTGTAAATAATCCTACAGCACTTCCTGTCAATCCAGTTCCACTCAATGCCTGAAATCCAGGCAATGCTTGATAACCTTTTCTTAAAGGAATGACATTATCTACCTTTAAAGCTCCTGAGTTCTGATAACTAGGTAGATCGGCTTGTAAATCACCAAACTCAATCATCTAGGCCACCTGAGGAGTAGACATCTGTAAAGGTGAAGATGTGGTTGAACCTCTTGATGATGTTTCGTTTGCATTCTTGAGGGCTTCTTTATAAAGATTACCCCAAGTGTTAATTCTTTCGTCTTGCATAATAAAGGGAGCTGACTCTGCTAATGCACCATACAAATACAACTCAGGATAATTTGTAAGTATATCATTAGAGGCATTGCTATCTGATAATGCAGTTAGACTTTTGTAATAATTAATCTGTAAGGTAGTAGATGAATTAGGTGCTACTCCTAGCAAAATGTTTGATCCAACAATAGTAAAATAGGTGGGCTTTCCTCTACTTTGACTAGCATTATATTTATTATAAAAATCACTATTACTAATAAATCTTAATGTGCAATAAGGATCGCTTTGAAAGATAACAGTGGTTGCTTCTAAATATCCTGTTGGTAGAGAATAACTTTGTGTACCAGCAACTGTTGTTGTGGAAGTATCAGTGTTTACCATTTCTCTAACTCGCAACTCTCTATTGAGTCTAGCCTCAGTTAAAGTAATAAAATCACCTAAGTATGCAGTAAGATCACTTCTATTCAGGTAGTTTGCAATAGTAGTTTTGAGATTGGAGTATGTATCTAATGCCATTATAAGTTGCCTGTATATATTCTAAAATGTTTGTTATCGGAGTCGTTTAACCAACGAAAGAACCTCGTCTTATCTAGGACTTTTCCATTGTAATTTAAGATGCCTTGTTTAGCTAATTGATGTACGACTATGTTTGGTAATCGAGCAACACGATATCCTTTTTCATTCTTTAGTGCATTTAATTTATATGCACCTTCATTTTGTGCTTTTTTATTGGAGTCTAGGATTTCTTTAATAGTTGCTTGATCTTGATAGTTTTCAATATGAAATTTATTCTCAGCTTCATCGACAATAAGATTAGTTTTGACTGATGCCTGATCCCCAGGATCATTAAGTGAGAATTTTTTAGCCATTACTTTTCAAGTCTTTTAATTTTATCAGTTGTGTAACCATATTTTTTTTTTAATATTTTTTTTGCTTCGGATGCACTTGGGCCTCCTAAAAAATAACCCAAAGATGGATTTTTTACTGTATCAATTAAAATTTTAAGTTGATGTTTTTTTCCAAAACCAGGCATTTTATTTTATCGCTTTAGCTATCATTGCATCAACAGTATCTTTCATGGATAGACCTTGATTACCTGAGATGCTTAACATGGGATCATATTTACGATCACCTGGTGAAGTTTGTTTTGATTGTTTTTTACCATCACCTTTAGAAATCATTTGGTCTGATTTCTTTGCGTTAGCTACAACCTTAAACAACTTTGATGTATGTTTTTTATTGCTGAATATTGCCATTTGTTCCTCTCTATAAGTAAAAGGGGGTGCATAAACACCCCCCAAGATAAATAATTATGCTGTTAGGTTAAAGATACCATAGTTTGCGTTTGGTGCTTTTGCACATAAAGTCCACTCAGCTAAGAGTAACTTCTTGTCAGAGTCACCAGTCTTTGCAAGATCGGTAGTTTGGAATGGTCTTAGGAAGTCCACTGACCACATATCCATTTGTAGGATATCAACTCTGTTTGCGTTCTGATGTCTGTTTGGTACGAAAGCTACCTCACCAAAGTCTGATACATAAATGTCAGTAGTACCGATTGATACTCTGTCACTCGCATCTTTATACTTTGTTGCTACACCAGCAAATGCAGATGCAGTTTGCTTGTGTGATGGTGTCATCATTACAGTTTCAGGTTCTCCACCTAATTCAAAGGCTTTTAAAAGACCAGCTTTTAATAGTGCCTCTGTGTATGCACGATTTGTACCACCAGCGATTGCTGTTGCTCCTGTACCAGCAGGAGTTGCTGAAGGTGAACCATTGGTTGAGAAGTTACCAGCAGCAGATGATGTGCCAGGTTTATTACCTCCATACCATGTTCCAACTGAAGCAGCTTCTCTAGCTGTTGATGCGTTACCAGCGACTTTTGCATTTTCGATACCTACTAATGCTCTTTCAATGTCTCGCTTGATTTCTTTACCCATCTTTGCAAGTTGGTAAGCCATTTGTGTAGACATACCAGCATTATCCACTGCATCGTCAGTTCCTGAAATAGTTACTGCTTTTGCAGAGATTTGTGTTTGGTTGTTTAGTCTTACTGTGGCTGTTCTTGCATCGCCTGTGTAGTCATCACCTTCGATTTGTGCGTTTGCAGCAGCATCAGCTAGTGAGTCTGTCTGCCATTCGTAAAGTGTGTTTGTTGCTGTACCTTTTGCTGCGTTGCTCATAAAAGGAGTTTCAGAAGGTGAAATATTGTAAATTACATCAGCTAAATCTTCTCTTATAGAGTTTGCACCATCATAGGTATCAAAAGTATTGGTTGGTTGTGCCATTACTTATTCCTTTCTATATATGTTATTGAGAATAAATCTGTTGAAGAACATTTGCTGCGTCTTGCACTTTGCCTGTTCTTCTAAGATTTGCTTTTTTAGATTTCAATCGTTTAGCTACTTCATCATCATCTTGAACTTTTGGACTAGAGGAACTAACCACCTTCGATACCTTCGTCACTTTTTTATTTTTTAGATTAGCTTGTTTTAACTTATCGTATCGATAAGCATTAGCTAACATGAGGACTGCTCGGTGATCGACCAACATTGCAATTTCATTATCGGTATAACCAATTGATTTTGCATAGTCAGTTAAGTTCTTTACAAACTGTGGCCCTTTATCTTTATCACTATAGATCGGTAGTTTGTCAGCAAGAAGTTTTCTTTCATTCTCTAAATATTGAGAATAGACCTTTTCGCTTTCTTGTTGTTTTTCTTGGCGAATGCGATCTTGTTCTTGTTGAGCTGCTACTTGTAACTCTTTTCTTCGATCTTGTTCAGCTTTCTGTTTTACAAACTCTGCTGGATCTTCTCGATAGAGTCTTTCCATATCGACTTGAGGTTCACTAGCTTTTAATTGTTCAGATAATACTTGCAGTTGCTTTTCGTATTGATCTCTTTTGATTTTAGCCTCCTCGTTCAACCTGGTGTTTTCGTTTTTTAATTCTTCAACACTTTTTCTATCTTGCGATAGTTTTTCGGTTTTACGAGTATAATCACTTTGTCGAGAATATCCCTTTTTGAGTTCATCCAAGGTGACTTCCACATTTTCACCATTAACAGTTAATGTGTAAAGTTCTTGATTAGTATCGGAAGGTGTTTCATCTTCAATTTGATCTATAAGTTCTTCATCTTCAAAAGTATCTTCGATATTCGTTTCCGAGTCGCTTACTTCTTTTGTTGAATCTTCACTTGCTACTTCCTGAGTCTCTGAGGCATTTGTATTAAACAAGTTCTTCAGGGTGGTAGCTGCCTCACCTACATTGAGAGGCTTGGGCATTGGTGCAACAGACTCTGTTTGAGTCTCTGTTGCAGAGTCCATTGCTGGTTGTTCTGCCATATTTTACTCCTATTTTTTTATGATTTTACCAGTTTCCATGACGGACTGGATTTGCATCACAACGAGTTCCAACATTCTTCTCATAATAAAGATGTTTTCTCTCTGTTCTGAATTTTTTACATCACTGTTTAGCCATTCATTAGCTAAGTCGGATCGAATTTTGTTTACTGCATCTATAAATACAGGATTTTCTAATATTTGTTTTGCTTCAAGGCTTTTTTTCTGTTCGTTATCTGCCACGAGTATAACCCATTCCTGTAAATTTTTGAGAGTTTATTTGTTTCTTTGGTGACACAAATGCTCTTTTTCTTTCAAACATTTTTTCACTTTCACTTTTTTCTCTATTAGGATCTGGTGGAGAGTAAGAAACTATATTGGATGCACCAAAGTTAGACTGGAATGGATTTATATTTACATTTGCATTGTT